TCTGGATAAGGTTTACAGAGGACTGGATTTTGAGCTCATCAGCAAGATGAAAGAATTTTCATCAGCATGCAGAAGCTACGTCTTTTCCGGAAACCAAGGATGTTCAAGATGGTTTAAGCAATTATTATACAATGTCGAATTGCCATCATTCGTAAGATCTGACAGATTCCTCCTACAGATGTCAAGATTAAGTCGTGCATTACCATTCCCGAGGTTGAGACAGATTAACAAGTCTCTAGAAAGCCACAAATTGGCCCTCACTAAGGAATATGTCGATAATGCAGATGTACTCAATGACCTTGAAACTTTTGTTTCAAATTGGAGTAAAAAGAATCATGTCAAATCCAGATCTTATAATGTTCAATTCACTGATGGATCATGCTTAGAGCGATCTAGATCCAAAGGTGGTTTAGCTTATTACTTAGCAAAAGCATACTCGTTGACCGTAGTCCAGTACCATGAATTCGTTCATGATAAGCTGATCGAAGAAGGTTATAACCAAGATCTCACAGTGGAGGAATTTGAGGATTTTGCTTTTGAATTTAGTACAAAACTGCTATACCACCATGACACAGATATATATAAGGTGACAGAAGGTAAATTCAAGCCCCTAACAAGGGAAATTGATAATCATTGTGTTGATGGAATCAACATTGATTTATTCAATTTAGCGATGCAGAGAGCATTAAATAAGATTTATGTTCCGAGGGCATCCGTAGATGTTGTATCTGAAAGAGGATACAAAGCTCGAATTGTTACAAAGTCACCAGGTGCCTTAGTGGCCGTGTGTCATCAGTTAAGACGCGTAATGCTTAAATCAATGGAAAAAGACAAATGTTTTATATCAGTGCTTAAAGGAGATAGAAAGAAAGCAATACAGGAATTATTTTCAAAGGAGATACTGCCACCAGCTAAAGTTTATTCAGCTGACTTAAAAGCAGCATCAGACTACATTCCATTCAGTGTTGCTCAGACTGTGCTATGTGCATACTTAGAAGAGCATAAACAACTGTTCAGTGAATTTGAAATCAATACATTTCTTGTCTCAGCGGGACCTATGAGAATCACTTATCCTGATGGATCTGTGGTGATGTCTAGAAGAGGTCAGCTTATGGGACTGCCACTCACTTGGATTATACTTAGTTTACTTAACAAATTTTGTATAGAATACGCAATAAGTGAAGTTAAGAGTAAAGCAAATGGAAATAAAATTTACTGTAATTACAAAATATGTGGGGATGATCTGATTTACATTGGGGAACCTTTAGTGATTCCTGTTTATCAACGTGTCATCAAACAGCTCGGTTTAGTTTTGTCTGATTCAGGAAAAGATTTAGTATCAAAGAAATACGGAATCTTTACTGAGATCATATTTAGTACAAAACAGGTACCATTGGAGCGACCCATCGTTCGTCTCATGTTCAAGACATTAAGAGACAAATACGGTAATTACAAGAAAAGATATTTGCAGGCTGTGGCTAAGAAATCAATGTTAATTAAGAAAACATATTCACAAGTTGTTCAAGGGGCAGGTTCTTTAATATATGAGCCAATCTCAATAGATTATAAGGTGTTCAAAAAGATTGAATTAGACCAAATAAGTATTGGGTTTTCGATGAAGGGACTAGTGCATAATAATCAAGTCGACATACCATTCTGGTCACTGTTTCCATTAAAGGTTAACTCCTTAATAGAACAGAGTGACAGAAGAGATCGTAGCCGTATTATTTATATAGCTAAGCTATTAAATAAAGGATTATTAACAAAAATCAGGAACTTCAACATACCACTATATGTTCCGAGGGAACTTGGTGGCTATGGCTTTCCGGTAAAGAATGATTCAGCTAAGACTAATAGATATATCTCTAAATTTCAACAAAGGTTAGTTTCATCAATACTCTCGAAGATCGGCTCATATAAGCGAATCAACGAAATTAAGAATATGTGGAACTTTAAAACCGGTAATTCTTCATGGATTGAATCTGAAGAAATGGTTAGTGAAATTTGTAATATGTTTTTCAAAGTCGAATCAGTTGCAGCTGATAGATCAGTGCAACCCTGGCTCTCCCATAATGATAAATTTTATTATAAGATGCACCCATCTGATTTTATAACTCTGAAAACTAGCTCATTGTATGGTTTTGTTAAAACTCAAAACGTAGGATTTTCCGAGGGAGTTAAAAAGTTTTTCAACTACAACCTTGGTAATTTTGCAAAAAGTTATGAGAAGTGGATGGTTAAGAATACCCGAGGTATTAAGCTTAATCCCACACATGAAAACTATACTTTGCCTTATGCAGCTTTTCTTGATCGAGTTAAAGATTTATTAGATTCTTTCTATGTTACTTTCGATTATAAAACATTCTCACATGATCGTTTCGCCGCCATAACTAACGGAACAGCATATGCCAATTTGTTTGGAGTTAACCAAATAGAATTAATTGGGCGTGTTCCTGGTTATCAGTCAGAGCGTTCTTCTAGAAATGATCATGTCTTTTTCGTGCGCGTGCCTATTATACTACCACTTAACATCGTTCCGACGAATGTTAAGGTCTTGGACTCGCTTATCACATTTAGTGAAGATCGCGAGGTTGAGG